GTCTCTAAACTGCCGTCCGCTCTTTTAGTAAGTCTAGTCCGGCAGCGATGCCGTAGGTACACTGGGGTGGTTCCCATCGTGTGTGCGTGGCGGGGCGCTGAGCTTACCAGCACAAAACTCCCCGTCTGTGACGGAAGATCATAAAGGGTCAGAAAATGCGGGCAAAATATCCCTCCTTCAGCAAGAGGATCGTATTCCGTAGCAAACCCCGAATGAGGAGCGTGGGTTATCGCCACAAAGGTCATAGCTGGGCATGACCAAACCGGACGTCATTCCGGCACTGCAACGACTGAACGCCGTCCGGTCTTGTACTCTCGTTTATTCTCCAAGGCTGAAAGATACAGTCTCGCGACACCAGCGGCCACAACTTCCCTTTCCAAATGTCTCACGCCATTATCAACATTCTTGACCAAGTCACCACCAACACCGAGATTCGCATAGGCACCACCCGAGGTTATTTCATCTCTACAGCCCAAGTACACGCTATCCAAGCTGAACTCGGTAATAGCCACATTCGCTCTGGTGCCAACACTCCTACACCGCTCGAGGAGGCTCAGCACAAGCTTCTTGATCTTGTAGCGCAACATAGGGAGATTCTCGCCGACATAGAAAACGCTCCCAAGGACCGCCGTTCCGCGCTCAACGAGCTCCTCCAACGCGCAAACTCCCAGATCGCTACACAACGCCGCATTATTAAGAAGTTGACAGAATGAACGCGCCACTCATTGTCCCAACGCCTCGCCCTGTGTATGATGAGCCCTTCATCGATGGTTACTGCTATCTCACTGTTTTCTCTCCTGCTGCTCGCCGTCGTGCAGCTGACACACTTGGCTATCGTCCTGATCGCGAATCACTTGTCTCGCACGCTCTAAGAGTGCCGGCGCAACTTGATCCAGGGCCATTTTCCATCAGTCTCACAGCCCCTTTGGGCCACATCGGCGAGTTTGCTGTAATCGCTCACATTACTCGCACCAGCCCCTGCTTTTCTAATCTCTCTGCTTTGCGTGTCCTTTCCCTTCTCCCAATGGAGTCAGTAGTAGGTTCAGAGGGCCCAAGCGGCATGCCGCTTATAACTGCTCGTGACATCTACGCGGCACCTCAGCTGCGCGATCCTTTGGTTCGCCGAATCCTTGTTCCACCAACGTCGATCTTGTTCAAGGAGTCAAGCGTCATTGTGACGTTTAACCCGGCTACAGCTTCCCAACTTCAGAGTTGGACAAAACTTTTTCCCATAGTTCATATGCAGTCTATGCGCATCGTTTTCGTCCCCTCTGTGGGATCCACCAAAGCCGCCACGCAGTTCGTGTACTGTTGGTGGGACACGGCTGTCAACGCCCCCACCACCACCAAGGAGATTCGCGAGGAGCAAACTTGCCAGATTCATGCGGCTGGCCCTACTGGCACTGGCACCATGCATCCGCAGTTTTCTGTTGATGCTCCTTTCCATGGCTTTAGCCGTCGTCTCAAGCCTAGCGATAGGGTGGTAGGTCATCCTGCCTTCGTATGCGCCGTCCAATCTTTGCCCATCGGCACCGACTCCTTTGACGACTCTCTCATCTATAGCATCCACGCCGAGTACGTTCTCGACGCTCGATCCCAAACTGCATAAAACATTATTTTCATTTCAG